GTGATGGACCTTGGACTCAACCAGTTATTTCAGATGAAGCTATGGATTTTGCAGAATCCGCCCTTTGTCTGGCATTTGGATTAATTAAAGCTAATAATAAGAGTGATTATGTTTTAGCTTTAGTTAATTTTGCCAAAACACGAAAACAAGGATCATTACTTAAGAATAATGTATCTATAGATAGATGCATGTCATACATTACGCATCTCTTCAATAAAACTGAAGTTGAACTACAATCTACTAATGTTTTTTCTGATTTGCGAGGCAAACTTAAGGATTTTGATGTTATCCGAAAATCTGATTTATTTAAGAAATTTTATAAATTATTCATGTATGTTATCTCATTTTCCCTATTTGGAGATGAAAATTTGACATATGATCGATTTGGATACACTGTCCTTGAACAAGAACTAATCAGAAAACAGCATTCCAGTAAAACTGATTTCATCTATACTATTCTTGATACAGTCACATTCATTTGTGAGAAAGGTTATCAAATTTATAAAACAGGTGAAGTATCAAATATTTTTCACGAATCGAAACGCTATGCTGAATGGTATGACAAATCTCAAACTCTGCAAAGAGCCTCAAATTTTGTTGATTCTGACCCTGATTTTAAATTATCTCAATTTCTGGCCGATTTAGATGAAACAATTGAACAAGGTAACAGTATCATACGATTTGGTGCTACTATGGGCAAATATGAGAAGGATACTATTGGAACATATCTTAATAATCTAAAGATGATTAAAGCTAATTTTTTAACTAAATCCAAAGCTCGAGAAATGCGAGATCCTCCTTTTGCCATATTAATTCATGGTGATACTGGTGTTGGTAAGTCACTCTTAAAAGATGTTTTTAGAGTGTGCTATGCTAATGTTCGAGAGTTGAATAAACATTCGGATTTTTGTTATACGAGAAATCCTGCTTCAAAGTTTTGGGATGGTTTCAACACAGCTCAGTGGGCTTGTGTTCTCGATGATATAGCATTTATGAATGTAAATGCTGCACCAAATGGTGATATGTCTTGTATGGAATTTATTCAAATTCTTAATCCAACTCCCTTTTGTCCCGATCAAGCCGCATTAGAACTTAAAGCCACAACACCTTTTTTGTGTGAATTAGTCATTGGTACAACTAATACTAAACATTTAAATTCTTTTTATTATTTTTCTTGTCCTAGTGCTATTCAAAGGCGTTTTCCAATAATAATAACACCTACTGTGAAGCCTGAGTATCGGCAACCTGACAGTTTAATGCTTGATTACGCAAAGGCACCGGTAGTTGAAGATGATTATCCTGATTATTGGACTTTTAAGATTGAGACTGTGGTTCCAGCACTTCTTAAAGAAGGAGGAAAACAAACATTGGGAGTTTTTAAAACTTTGCATGAAGATGTTGATATCTATGAAACTATGGATTTCATAGTTGATGCTATTAAAGAGCATCGCAAAAAATGTACTATTGTCAAAGATTCAGTCAATACATTATGTGATATTGAGTTTTGCAAAGTGTGTTATAGGTCAAAGAAAAAGTGCAAATGTTTGCAATCTTTAATTGTACCGCAAAATTTTATCTTATACTTTATTCAATATTGCATTAATTTTATCATCAACTTTATTTGTTTTAATATTGGATTTTATGTAGTATATTGGATGATTGATTTTCTACACTGGTGGCCGATTCTACAACAAAATATACGAGTATATGTTGGTGATAGATTTGTCCCATACGTTTTACGTTCAGTTGGACGTAGAGCATATAATTCTTTATCTCCACCTAAGATTTTAGCAATGTTGGCTCTGGGATTGGCTATCTCATATAAAACTTGGCAATATTCTACTATCTTTAGTAGTCTCCAATCAGAAGATAAGGATACTGAAGATACATCAGCTAGAATTCCTGTTTCAACCAAAGTTGATAAGAGAGAACCTATTTGGTATAAAGATACTTACGAATTGACCACATTCGATGTATCGAGATCAACGCTTTCATCCAAAGGATTGGAATTAAGTCAGGTTATTAAACTATTTTCAAACAACTGCGTTTCAATTGTTATCGAAATTGATAAATATACTACAAGACCAACAAAAGCTTTTGCGATTGGTGGGCAAGTTTATTTATTTAATAATCATGCATTGCCTGAAGATGAAGTATTTACTATGGAGGTGATCCAACAGTGTGGAAAAAATGGAGTGAATGCTAATGTTCAAGTTTGCGTTTCACAAAATGATGTTTGCAGATTACCTAATAGTGATATTTGTGCAGTAATCATTAGAAATCTTCCCCCGAAGAAAGATTTATCGAAATGGTTTGCATGTGAGACTTTTCAAGCTAATACTCATTGTGTAATGTTACAACGTAGTGAAATGGGTGATATCTATTATTCAAATGTGGAGAATGTTAAATTAGTGAAGCAAGCTAAAATTTCATCTCTAAATTATCGTTTAGATATATGGGATGGATATGTTGAAAAGTCCACAGCAAATGGTGATTGTGGATCTGTCTTAATATCCAAATCTGAATTGGGTTATGCAATAATTGGTATTCATATGGCTGGAGCTGATACTTCTGCTGTATCAGCTGTTGTGACATCACAACAAATTAACACCTTTAAAGAGTTTGGTAAATCATTCTTTGTTAATACCTCTCCACCAATATTACAATCTGGAAAAACTATTGAAAAAATATCAAAATTACACGCTAAATCGTGTGTGAGATATATTCCAACAGGTAGTGCCAATGTATACGGATCGTTTGTAAGCTCATTTCGAGCAAAACATAAGTCGCGTGTACAAGAAACACTCATGATTGAACAAATGTTGGCTAATGGATATACTGTTAAATATACTGCCCCTGTCTTCGATTGGCGACCATGGAATTTAGCGGCAACTGATACATTAAATATATCAACCAGTGTAGATACACGCATTCTTGACGAGTGTGCCGATAACTTCTTGAATGATATATTGAAATCTATGACAACAGAAGATTATGCTTTATTACATAAATATGATGAATTTACTGCTGTCAATGGAGCAGCTTGTGTCAATTATGTATCAAAAATTGCAAGAAACACTTCTGCAGGATTTCCTTGGAAAAAATCAAAAAAACATTTCATAGTGGCAATTGAGCCAATGCATGATTTGAATGATCCAGTGGAAATCACATCTGAAATCAGAGACATGATGGATTTGTATCAAGAATGTTATGATAATAATTCAACAGCGTCACCAGTATTTTGTTCACATTTGAAAGATGAACCAGTTTCCTTCAAAAAACGAGATATGGGAAAAACCAGAGTCTTTGCTGGCGCTAATTTCCCGTGGGTTATTATTGTTCGAAAGTATTACTTATCATTTATCCGCTTGATGCAAACTCGAAAATATTTATTTGAGGGTGCTCCAGGTATTATAGCGCAGTGTTCAGAATGGGAACACTTGTACGAATATTTAATTGCTTTTGGAGAAGATAAATTGATTGCAGGTGATTTTGCCAAATTCGATAAGAAAATGGCTGCAGTGTTTATACTAAAAGCGTTTGAAATTATCATGAAAGTGTGTATGAAGAGCGGTAATTATACTGAAGACGATGAAAAAGCAATGAGGTGTATTGCATATGATACAGCTTTTGCATTTCAAGATTTCAATGGTGATTTAATTCAATTCTTTGGTCAAAATCCATCGGGTCATCCTCTAACTGTGATCATAAATTGTATTGTAAATTCATTGTATATGCGATATGCATACACTCTATCAAATCCAGATAAGAATTGTGTTAATTTCAAAAAACATGTAAGTCTTATGACGTATGGAGATGATAATATTATGGGAGTTTCTGATGAGGCTCCCTGGTTTACACATACAGCTATTGCTCAACAATTAGCTACTATTGGTGTTAAATATACTATGGCTGATAAGGAAGCAGAGAGTATTCCTTATATAAATATTAAAGACACCTCATTTCTTAAGCGATCATTTGTTTTTGATCAAGACATAGGAAGAATTGTTGCTCCACTTGAACATGACTCAATTGAGAAAATGTTAACAGTTTGGGTAAGATCTAAAACAATTACAGAAGAAGAACAGGCTCTTTCCGTAATATCCAGCGCCATTAGAGAATATTTCTTTTATGGTAAATCAGTCTTTGAAACAAAGAGAATTATGTTTAAGACTATCATCCAAGATTTAGATATTGAAAAATATTCTAATGAATCTATTTTGCCTACATATGGTGAACTATTGGATGAGTACCTCAAACGTTCAGCGATAGCTGACGATATGAGGGATTAAACCCAAATTCAGGATTTTCTATTATCCTTATAATTAGTAGGACGTTGTGTGGAGGACGTAGTCTCCTTAGTATATTTATGTAAAAAGGACTTTGAGTGAAGTTCTTAACCACAATCACTCCTATGCAAATAGTTACCTATACATTTAAAATGTTTCCCTTAAAAAATTTGTATAATGGATTTGTATAGCAAACCTACCGGAGCGTTCCTCAAAATCTCTATTTAGAGAGGGTTTGGTTAGTTGCCAGCTGGGAAAAAGAC